ATTCCCTGTTATTCCTAATATCGTATTCCCCTTTACAAGTTTTGCTGCGGTAAGACCAATTAGATTCGCAATTGTGGCGTATGCAGCATATAGATAATTTCCTACACCATATTTTCCTGTTGCTGGTACTTTTAACTTTATACGCTTGTTTGTTACGTCTATAGATGCCTCTGCACTATAGTCTGTTGTACCTGTTTTATCTGCAAGAGTGCCTGTCTTACTGATTCCAGCAGAACCGCTGCTAAAAGTTTTGTTTGCCAGCACATCTCCTGTCCCTGCGTTTCCAGACACAGCCGGAACCGACACCTGTGACAGCCCATCATATCCCGTATCTGGTTTTATTGTCTGTGCCGCTGTACTTAGGGCTACATTCTTCGCCTGCAACCTTGGGCTTGTCTTTATATTCCCTATATTTGCTGCCATTGTTGCAAACGTTGCATCCGATGCAGTGTTGACACCCTTGCCAGTAATGGCGGATGCTATCGCTGCTTTTCCGTTACTGGCAGATGTAAAACATTGGTCCACTTTTTCAGACATAGAATCTATCTGTGTCTGAAGGTCTCCCTTACCTATTACATCAACATTACCTGTAATTAAACTTACTAAACTAAATATTTTAATCCAAAATGCCTTTAAACCTATAGACCCTAATTTTTTATTATCCACCATTGTTTCCTCCTGTTTTCAATTCCATCCAATCCAGTGACAGCATACAATCAATGTTTTATGCTTCTGGTATCACACAGATCGCATCAATTTCTGCTGCTGTTATATCCTCAAGATCTGATTTCATCATAAAATCAGAAAAATCATATATGCCAGCCATTGCATCCCATCCTGCTTCAGTATATACAATATTTGTTCCGGCTGGGTATTTCTTTCCTTGTTCGCTTTCCACAAATGTATTATCTGCAGTAAACTCATCTGTTATGTTATATACATATCCTTCTTTCATCTCTGTTGTTGGCAGATCCGCAAACGCTACAGATCCTTTCACTTTATAGATACCTGCAACAGCTTGTCCAATAGCAGTCGAAACAGCCGCGTTTGCCTCATCCTTAGTATATACCGTTCCTTTTTCTACAAAGCCTTGTGTTACTTTGCCCCATACCTGTTCTAATCCCTTTTGGTCTAAATATCCCATGAACGTCCTCCTTCATATTTAAAATTGTATGCTGCCACTGGATTGAATGGAAAAAATAAAAATTAATTTGTTATTTTTGATATTTCAGATGATGTAAGTGCTCTGACATCATTTGAAGACTGTCCGTCCCACTTCGTACATATTGCTATCTCTATATCTTCCGAACTAAGGGCACTTAGATTTGTTGAAGACCGGCCATCCCATTTGGTTCCTAATGCTTTTGCTACTTCTGTAGCAGACATAGCCATCTCATCCATGACATCTGTTCTTGTAAAAACAAAAAAGAAAGCTTCTTCAATATTGGTTTCTTCAAAAATATCTGCAATTATGATATCAATATAATTTTTAGACCACTCATGTTCTTCTGAATATATAATTGATACTTCCACTTCATTCGATACAACCGTTTCTATATCTACTGCCATAAAATATGTTATCGAACCATCATTTGCTGGTACTTCTTCCGTATATCCATCCAAAGCATATGCAACACAATATAGAATCTCTTCCCTATCATCTGCTTTAGCATATATTCCAATTTCACTCAATTGATATCCCTGCTCTAAGTCAATATTATTAACCTTGAACTTAACACTGACTGTACATTCTCCAAGCTCACAAAAGCTATCCAGACCAAATTCCTGTCTTTTTTCTTTCAATTCCACCATGTCAGGTATGTCTTCTTTTGATATATGTATACCAGACCCCGTAACAGCTTTCGTAAAAGTTATATTGGTCAACCCTTTGTCATATACCATGTAGCGTCCAGCATTTGTTAAATAACATCCTTCAAACTTCGTCATTCCTTTCCCCCTTGATAACAATCTGCTTTTTTACATTAACTGCACATCCAATATGCAATATCGCACAGATCTTATATTCAAATTTTTCTTTATTATGGATTTGTATAATTTTCTGTTGACGAATTCCAACACCAATATATATAGCATTCCTAATAGGATCATGGTCTATCTCCACCCCATCTATAATAGATCTAGCCGCTTTTACACGCTGAAGCATATTCCCAAATAAAATACGAGATTCTATTTCTGGTGTATCACTTGTCTTAATCTTGAAATGATATGGCTCTCCGTTATACTCATACCAAGGTACAAATTTCGCGAATAAAATACTTTGATCCAGAAGTTCTTCAACAGCTTTAACTGTTCCAGCATACCTCCGTGCAACAAGTGTCGCCTTTATCAGCTTCAATTTTTGTTTTTGATTATATTCTGATTTATAGTATGGGGTTCGTATTGCCAAAGCCATATAATCATAATATTTCGGGTCTGCATTATCTAAATCACTCCACACAGTAAGTTTTTTTGCAAGCTTATACAACTTTTGAATCTGTTTGTCAAAGGCATATGAAAAACATGCATTCTCTGTATCCTGTAAATTAGGCGGCAAAGATATATACATGCTCCCCACATCATCTATCTGAAACATGATATTCCTCCCTATTCTTTTTCAAAACCCCCAAAAGTCATTTTAATGTTATTACAATTTGCCACTGCATTTTCGTGAATATAAATATATACCGGTTTTACAATCTCTATTCGAGAAGCTCCCGCCGCACCTGCATATGTAACCAAGATATTAGGATTTACTGCACGTCCAATCTTGCTTCTGGTATGACTAACAAATTCAATTCCTGCCTCTTCAATAGATTCTCTAAGTGCATCTGCTATATCTTTCTGTTCATCTATTATGTAATATGTAGCTTCCACTTCATAATCCACTATATCAGGTATGGAGATTTCTAGCTTATCGGTATCAGGAGTTGTTTTTAATTCTTTTATATAGCTCAAGACATTTTGACAGTATTCTGCTGTAGGGATTACACCATTTTGTAACAATATATATACTTGTACCAGTGCCTCATTATTGGTAATTACTTTTGCATCAATAATATTTTTACTATAGGACTTCACAATCTGCTCATAACATTCTGCTGGTCCTGCAGTTGTATAAGATGCTGGAAAATTATAGATTAATTCCTTTAGTTCCTGATTTGTATACTCATCATGCCCGCCGGCGCTCTGTGTCACATTTTCTACACGTTCTACAAAATTTATAGGATCTGCTATTACATTTAGCTGTCCAACCATATAATTATTTCCTATAGTTCCCTGCTGGGTACAGGTTGCGCTTGTATCTGCATAATTCTCCCCTGCCGGAATAATTAATGGTTCATCCGTTGCAAAAAAGATATTATCACCACAAGTTGCTCTTGTTCCGGCTGGAATAAGCACATCTATCAATTGCTCCGCTGCAAGATAAAATCTTAATGTAACAATTGCTGCCTCCACTCCATTTTCCTTAAATCCAAAATTAGCAGCCCAGTTTTTGGTAAAGTCACCATACATATACTGTAAAAAATTAAGCTTATGTCTTTCATTTATGATAGCCGCCAATTGATATAGTTTACCCGCTGCTACATTTAACATAATTCTCCGGCTATCCGCAGGATACAATACCAGTTCTTCCCCCGTTAGCTCTTTCCAATACGCTTCATAATCAGCAATCATTTCATTTACTATGGATTCAAAAGTTATCCCTTCATCTGCCAGCATATCAATTTTAGGCAGATTTTCCAACGCATCAATTCTAGCCATTCTCTATCACCATCCTTACATCGTTGTTTTTCCCAAAGTATACCCCTGTAACCCTTGCTCTATTTTCCCATATAGCGCACTGTGTCATCACTTCTGCTGCATATTGGTTTCGCGCAATTTCTGAGTTAGACTCAGGCGGATAACTTTTAATTCCCATACTCCGAATATATGGAGCTGATGCATATGGTGTACTAGCTATAGTACTTATACTGTTTGTCACACTATCCCGTTCTGTAGATGTCATAGATAAACCAGCTTTTGCATATTCAACAATCATGCTGCCCTCCTACTTTGGAATAATCAATACTTGTCCTGGATAAATAAGATTTGGGTTTTTAATCTTATCTTTGTTTGCATTGTATATCACAGTATATTGGCTTCCTTTGCCATAGAATTTCTTTGCAATATTCCACAAACAATCACCTTTTACTACTGTATAACTATCATTTCCAGTCACTGCAGCTTCCTTGGGTTCCCTGTCCGCTGCTGAAGGTATTGTTGTTATCCTAGCAACTTGATTTGCATACTCTCGCAAGGTTAGCTGCAAACTAATTGCTATTACTCTACCATCTATATATAATGTTTTGAACGCTTCTGATATATTTGTTATTACAAACGGATTCTTGCCCACTTTCTTTCCACCCAAAACAAAGAACTCAGCTTTTCCCAATGACTTTTTTTCATACAGCTTGTCCTGTATCTCCAACGGACGAACACCATACCTTGCATCTGCCTCAACTGTCAATGTTATTTCATCAAGCCCATCACCTCCAAATTCAAGATAGGCTTTTTCTCCATTTCTTTCATGTTCAGAAAAGCTGGCAGAAGAACTTCTGTTTAAATCATGGAAAGATAAAATTTTATCTCTTCCTCCTACTGACTTACAGTAAAATGTGATATCTCCAAAACTGCCTACATTTGCCAATATCAATCATCCCCTCTGCTGTCTATTTGTTCTTATTTTAAATACATTTTCCCCAATATCACGCCTTTTTCAATCTGGCCGTTTTTTTCTTCAAATAACACCGCCACTTTTTCTCCTGGTTTTGGCATTTCGTAGGGTGTAATAAGGAAAGGAACTCCCTGTATTACTTGGTTTTCTCTATCTTGAAGTGTAACATTTGCCTCTCCCAGTGTACGATTAACTGATGATATTTTTGCATAAAACAACGTTGCCATATTTCCTCCTAAAAATCTGTTACCACTTGATGCGCTGTGATTGATACTGTATATTTTCCTCCTGACTTCTGATGAGTCACGCTGTCAGCAAAATATGTGCCATCTAGTTTTCCAAATCCAGCTAGATTAAAGCAATCCGCAGCCATATATTTCGCACTTCCCATCATTTTAATCGTGATAGTTCTGCTTTTTCTAATATTTTCCCGCAACGCCGCTTTCGCTTTTTTCTCTACATCATTAATTGATTCTGCTTTTGTGTTCAGAAACATCTGACGTTCGCCCGCTTTTCCTGGAATGATATATTCATATGTAATTGCTTTTCCCTTTTTACCGCTGGCATATTGAATCTTCACACTGTCATAAACCGTCGTCATTTGACTGGTTATAGTATAAGAACCACTTCCACCCAATTTGTCATGTTCAATCGTATATAATGGTTTTGACCGCTCATAAACAGTCTGATCATAAACTACCATTTTTTTGTCATACAGCTTAAGAGATAATCCATAATCATCGCACAGAGTATATGCAAACGCCAGATCTGTCTTCCCACTCTGATTTATGGTTTGAATACTGCTGTCCTCTGCATCATAAACAAGTTCAATTTTTGCGGCTGATGCGATATCATTTAGAATTGTTCTAATCGTCGTTTTGTTCCAAGTTCTGCTTTTTTGTTTTACATTAAAATTACGATCAATCGGTATCGATATGCCCGATAACTGTAACGTCTCTGGAAAACCTGCATATTTCAAAGAATCTACCATGAACGTTCCACAATATATTTTCCCTTCCTTATAATCAGCAGCCCATTCCTGCAATTGTATCCATGCCTTAAACGCATCCTGTTCAAAAGGATAGAAACCATTCATCCATTTTTGATTTATATTGGCCAAAGATAATGTTATGGTATCGGCAGCACCCGATGCATTATCTTTCCATGTAAAAGAATCACAATCATCTGCTATAATATCTGTGGCATCTACATTGTTGTATTCAATTACAAGTTTTGACTTCATTGCATCCATTTTAACTATCCCTCCAGGACGGTCGGTCGCTTAATGCTGCTTGTTCCGCAACATCAGGACACCATATTTTCACTCCCGCCGAAAAAATATAATCGGTCATATGCTCTCTGTTCTCTGCTGCATTGAGCAGTACTTCTACCATCTTTTCATTTTGATACACTACCCATGCAATATAATCCCACATATCACCTTGTCTGGTAATATAATAATAACCACCCATCTATCACAGCCCTCTATCGAAAGGATACTCTTGCATCCTCCCGTTGAATTTCCTCTAACATTTCTCTTAACTCATCAATACTAAGCGCCAACGCACTCTGAACTTCCTCTTTAGATGTTGCCCCCTGAATAACGATGTTCGGATTATATATAATTTGCATACTCTTTCCGCTATCCTCTCTATTCATAGCACTGATACCATTTAAAAGCTCCTGATCTCTTGTGCCATTTGGCAATGTGCCTAAAATTTGCCCCGCCTGCATCCACAACTGCTTTGCACGAAGCGAGCCATCAAGCGGCACTGCCGCTTCCGGTCCCTCCTCTGCAAACGTGGTCAGTATTGGACTATTATAGATTCCTCCTTTCGCATTATGCAGAACTGGGACGTTATATTGGGCAACACCAGCTATGCCTAGCATACCTTGTGCAAAACTATCTATCCCTGTCACATTGAACGATGGATTCATTGATATATTTACCTCAGCTAAAGCAGATAATTCCTGCGAAAATACCTGGTCAAGATATTCCTGCGAATACGTATGCAGTTCATCTATAGCTGGTCGTATAGATTTTGCTTTTGATGATTCAAGACTACTCTCAATACTTGTTATCGATGCTGTTTTGACATACCCAGTCAAATCTTCATAAACTCGATTTACATATCCTCCAATATTGGTAGAATCTTCTGAATTATAAACCTCATTTGCCACATTCCGATATAAACCTTCCAGACCGTTTCCTTTACGAGATATTTTATCGACAGACATACCCTGTAAAGTCTCATATTGTCCAAGCACATTCTGAGCAGACAACTGCATTTCTGGTGTTAAACTGTCCCAATTATCTATTAAGCCATACACCACATCCATACTTCCAGACATCGTTTCTACCAGACTTCTGACAGCCGCCTTACTTGTCTTGTCTGGTCCTTCTTTAATGATATCCTGCAGCATGGAATCCCACATAACTACTGGAGCTGACTCCCATCTCTCACTATATACATCATCACTGTAATATGCAATTGAATCGGCTACTGCTTTATTATACTGTCCAATCTCGTCTTCATAAGCTTTACTAATTGTACTAAGTAAAAATTCCTTGCCTCTCAACAAACTTTCTGCTTTTTTATTTGCAAGATCTTTATTCAGCTGTTCAACACGTTCATTATACTCATCATCAGTAAGCCCCCCGCCTTCATGAGCTGTCGAAAATGCAGCATATGAATTCTCATACCATTCCTGATAAGCCTCTGCAGCCTCTATCGACTGTTTATCAATTTCTTCTGATAACATTACAAGACTATCAGGCGTTAATTCCATTCCCGCATACTGCTGTTCAAGATACGCAAATCTTGCTTCCGTCTTCCCAATCTCTATTGATTCCTGAATCTCTGCCATCTCTGCCTGAATCTTAGCAATCGTTGGCACTTTCTCAATATCAAGCAGGCCATCATTAAAAGCCTCTGTCATAGCATCGTTCAATCGTTTGCCGCACGCTGCCAGAGCCTCCTCTTTTTCACTGAAAAAGTTTAACACCTTCGTATCAATGCTATCTGTATTGACGTCTTCTGCAAAGTTATAATCCAAACTAACAGACACTGCATACTGAGCCTGCCGTGCATAGTCCTGCGCCGATGCAATATAATCATCAATTGCTTTTTTATAGGTCTCCTGCTCGTCTTTTGTCAGTTCCATTCCAACAGAGATTTTCCAATGCGTCTTTTCCAGTTCTTTTGAAGCATCTTCCATAATACCAGAAATACTTTTCAATTCGTCAAATTCTTCTAACGATGCAAGAACTGCTATCAGACTCTCAGATTGAACAAGATGCGCCGCCACTCGTTCAACATCCCTCATGGACAATTCGATTTCGCCAAAGCGAGAAGCTAAATCTGCATTGATTGCCGCATCTTCCGCATCACGGAAAGCACCTTTTATCCCACCAATCGCTGCAATTACTGCACCTGCCACAGTTACTCCTGCCGATAATGGATTTGTAAAAAACTTTGCAATGTTTAGTCCCATTGTTGCAGTCTTTAGTAGAACCATACTGCCTGTCATACTAGACAAGGCCCCAATAATTGCCCCTTTGTGCTTAATAATCCATTTCCCCGCAGCAATACCATTTTCCCATAAAAACTCAATTCCCTCTTCAAGTCCATCCAGTGTCCTTGCAAATTCACCCTGGTGTGTCTCCGCAAAATCGACAATTGATTCTGTAACATTGGGCAGACTTTCTGCAAGCCAAGACACAAAATCTTTCGCATCATCAGAAAATACATCGACAAGCCGAATTTGCATATCTTCTTTCGCGGATTCAAGCCGTTTCTGTGCATTTAGCAGCGTATCTGTAGTAATATCATACATATTTTTCAATGCGCCAGTGCTATGGACTACTTTTTCCTCTAATGTATCCCACGCATTCGTATCTGTGTCACTTCCCTCTTTCGGCTTTCTTGACTCCAACAGATATTTCATCTGCGAACTGTAATGCGTTCCCGATATATTTTTCATGCTAAAGGCTCGTTGTTCGTCATTCAATTCAGATAATGCAGCATTAATTCGATCTAGTCCCTCTTCAAATCCAATAAATTTCCCAGCATCAGTCCAAAGATCCACTCCCAATTTATTTAGTTCTTTAATCGCGGTTGTATTTCCGAACAAACGTGTAAAAATTGCATTGAGCGCTGTTCCCGCCGCTTCACCTTTTAAACCATTGTCTGCCAACACGCCCAACGCCGTAATGGTATCATCAAGATCTGCTCCAAGAGTTCTGGATGCTCCACCAGTTTTTACTAATGCTTCCATAAGCTCTTCCGCAGTAGTGTTGGCAGAATTGTTTGTTTTAACGAGTTTATCCAGATACATGTCAAGATCATCCACTTCTAGTCCCAATGCACTCATAGAGTCTGTAACCAAATCACTTGTTGTCTGCAGTTCTTTTCCTGTCGCCGCAGCCATTTTCAACATAGGATTCAAGTTCGATATCGATGTATTTACATCCCATCCAGCCAACGACATGTATTCCAATGCAGAAGCTGCTTCTGTCGCCGTAAATACTGTACTGCTTCCGGCTTCCAGTGCAGCCTCTTTCATTGCAAAAAACTGCGTAGCAGATGCGCCCGATATAGATTGTACAGTGGCCATTTCCTGTTCAAATGACACATATGTATCCATTGCATTTGACAGTGCATATGTGGCAGTAGCGCCGGCAGCTGTCACACTACCAGCCATTCCCGACAAAATCTTGGTGGATAATGCATTGACACTCTGCAATCCTGACGTTACTTTCCCTAACGTTGTTTTCCAGCTTGGAGAAGTCTTCGCACCAAGTTTCAAATCTAGTTCATATGTCGTTTTTGATGCCACGATCTCCCCTCCTTATCTTCGCTTCCTGTTTTCTTTGACTCTTTCCTTGATTTCACAATCTGTCTTGATAATTATTTCAATAATTTCAAGCAACTCTTTTATTGGTATATTTAATAAGTAACTAAGCGAATTGCTTGTTCTCATAGTCATACAGACAGCAGTTTCTTTTAAATTATGGAATAGCTGCTCACCAGCTCCTAAAATAAAAAATACAGTGCAATACGGGAAGTGATTGTCTGTTGGTCCTTCCACTTGAGCATATTGAAAAATTCAATTGGAAGATTTGTCACACGCATAGCAATATGCTTGGTGTATGTAATATCCCGAAACTTATCTCTTGGGTGATGATTCAGTTTGACCATAACACGGTCCACATATTCGCCATCTGCCGTAGTGAGGTCTTCCAATCCACTCAGGTCAATTTGCTTGATTTCTTCCCCCTCAAACCGATAAGTCTTTGACAGCGGAATCACATAAGGTACACTTTTATTGAAATCCAGCTCCGCATCTGCTGCCCTGTCTCCCGCCAGGAGTTTCACCCCGCCCCCAGAGGGGACGCCGCGCCGCTGGAGCTGCGCCCGCGCC